AGGGTTCAAATCCCTATCTCTCCGCCATTACATATGAGCAAAGCCCCTGAAATTCCTAGAGTTTCAGGGGCTTTGTCTTTTCTGCGCCAGGGCTAGTGTCGAAAAAGTGTCGAAAGGATCAGACACGCTCTCGGCAGCGCAGAACACGTGGAATACACTCGCTCAAACGAACCAGGGATGGTGGTCATGAGATTCGCAAAGGTATTCCTTTCCTTCGGCGTTATAGTCCTCTGCGTGCTCCTCATCGGTGGCACCAGCGAGGCCATTCGAAAGCACGTCACCCAGTCCATCTATGATTCTTCACCCGAAGTAAGGGCGGCGATCTCGCGCGCGTCCACGCTGTTGAAAAGCAGCGCCGCTGCCGAGCAGAAACAAGTCATCGACGAGTTCCGGCCTTACCGCGAGAAGAGCGACCAAGCCTACAGACTCATCTTCTGGGGCCAGATAGGCGCTTATCTCGCCCTCATGCTGGCGTCGACCTTCCTCTATCTGCGACTCAATCCCAGAGCCCCGAAAGAGCCCGTGTCGGATTGAGCCTCACCGCATCCTGCAGGTGATCCGGCGACAGGTGTGCATAGCGCATCGTCATCGCCAGCGACGTATGCCCCAGGATCTTCTGTAGCGTCAGGATATTCCCGCCATTCATCATGAAGTGCGACGCGAAGGTGTGGCGCAACACGTGGGATGCTTGGCCGGCGGGGAGGGTGATACAGGTCTTTATGGTCTGATCGAAGCTGTTACGGCAGTTGGAGAAAGTCCCGTACCTGGTGAAGTGATCCTGCAGGGCGTCCTCGAGAATGCTATCGATAGGCACTGACCGAGCCCGCTTCGACTTCGTGTTCACGAAGGTCACGCAGCCGCCGCGCACACGTCCAGGAACAAGCCCCTCAGCCTCTCCCCAGCGCGAGGCAAACCCTTACAGCGCTTCCTGATGGCTTTAAACAGTGTGCGGATCTGTTCCTCGGCCAACCAGGTCAACTCCCGCTCCTGGAGCTTGAGCAACTTCACCCGCTGCAGCGGATTCGCGTAGTCAATCTCGCCCAACTGGTGCAGCTCGTTGTACACCGCCCGCAGATACCCCAGCCGGTTGTTCAAGGTCTTGCCGTGCGCCCCTGCGGCCAGTTGCTGCGCCCGGTACTCCGTATACTGGTTGCCCGTCAGCTGTAGCGCTATTGGGTCTCCCAGGTCTTCGGCCAGCTGCAGTAACAGCCGTGTGCGGTTCTCGCCATCGCTCAGTGCGTGACCATGCAGAACACTCCAGCGCTCGACTAGCTCGGACAGTCGCCGACGATCCTTGGGTTGTGGATTCCATTCCGGATTCTGCGCCAGGCGCTGACGCATCAGTGCTTCGAAGCGTTGCGCTTCGGCTTTTGTCTTGAAGCGACGGCGAAAGCGTTTTCCCTTAACCGGCTCAATATCAACTAGCCAGCTTCCATCTATCTTTTTATCAATACTCATTGAGGCCTCCAGTGAGCGTTGTAAATAGATATTGAGCAAGGCTGGTTTAGTGGAGTTATTTTTCTGTGCCTATATTCTGAAGCAGACGATGCTTTCCTTGCACTTTAGGCGGGCGCTTCTAATTATCTTGTTTCCTCCGAGTGTACTGAAGTCTGAGTCAATTTCATGTTGTTTAATAGAGGAAAAAAGATTGCGCCCTATATCAATGAAATCACTTGCAGATAATCCATTGCTTGATCCCTCAGAAGGGAAGGTAAGTACAAGGTTTAACCGTTTTTGATGACATCCCTCGACTAGGGACTTCGCTGCAGCCATTGCTTGGCTTTTTTGACTAAAAAGAGAGCTTGGACGCTGAGAGATATCAGGATATCTGCCTCTGCCAGACACAGAGATCTCTTTCCCTTTGGCTAATGTTTCGAGGACGTGATAGAAACGGCTGTAATGCACGCCTGAGTAAGGCGGGTCGGCAAATACTAAATCTTCTGAATTCAGTGTGGATAAAGTTTTATTGAAGTCGCCGGTGATGGTCTCGCCGGCAGTCTTTGCGTGGCGCTTCGATATGCTCTTTGCCGCTTCGCTGAGAATTTTAAAAATCGGGCGCTGCCATGCTTCAAAGATGTATTTTGCAGAGGTTTCTGTTGGCTGGAATGGCTGTGCGGTATGGCCTGGTGCAGCAGCGCATTTGCTCGCAGTTTCGATCAGCGATGCAAGGGCTATCGCACGAGCGTTTGATTCTCTCGGTAAGGTTGAGCGCAGGGCGTCGAGCGTAATAGCCTGGAGCGGGGAAAAGTAATATCCGCCATAAGCCTTTGTCATAGGAAATTGATGTTTATTTCCTGCGAGAATGGCGGGGAGGACAGTATCGCAAAATATTCTTGATCTAATTACAAGGCCAATAATGTCCTCGGTGGACTGTTGGTCTGGTTCGAGAGATCTTGCAGAGTTTGGAAAGCGCTCTACTATATCCTCTACTATTTTTTGAGATCTTTTCCACCATGTTTTCATGGTGGAATTGAAGTCAATAGATTGTGTTCGTTGAATAATCGCAGCAGCTCTGCAAGTTGCGAAAGTCTGTAGGTCGCCTGATACGACTTTCTTTTCGGTGTTTTGAGCTAGATACCACGATACAGCGGCAGAGCCACAGAATGGGTCGGCAATTGCAGAGGAGCTGGCGCTTTCTGTTTTAAGAATCTCGCCTAAAACAGGAAGAAGCTTTCCTTTATGCCCCATGTATTTCATTAAAGTACGTTCCAAACTAAACAAGCGTCAGGCCGAACGAGCCTGGCTGTATTTTCTAGATTGTTAGGCAACCAGATATCAAACGGCAGGCTGCCGCTTACATCGATGCTGCCAATTGCATTTTCATAATCAATAGGGATGTCTTCGGGGAGTATGTTGGGATCTTCCTGCCAAAGTCCTGCATGTTCTAGCCAGTTTGACAGCCATTGAGTAGTGGCTGTATTGGTTACTGAGCTAAGACTTGATTTCACTGCAAGCATTGACAGTCGAAGAAGGAAAAATGCCCGGCACATTACATTTTCTGGATTGGTGTCAACGGACGCTGCCAAGCTAAAAGGGGTAGTATTGTACAGTGCTGGGTTAAGTCGGCGCAAGATGATGTCGTAGTCGGCTCCAGTGTTCTGAGATATATTTTTTGCAATATCTACAGTTATCTGGCTTTGATTTTTTCCTGTTATTTGCATCATGCCCGGGAGTGCGGCTTGAACAAAGTGAGAGATTAAAGCGCTGTCGAACCTTAGGCCAGAACCTTCGCTTGGAAGAATTAGATCCCAAAGACTTAATATTAACTCAGCATCGTTGGCGTTCATTCTCGTCAAAGGAGTGGTTGCCCATATTGCTTCGTAGCTAGACGTGTTTCTCGCATTATGGTCATCTTTAATCTTCGCCAGGTCTATTCCCCAGTTTTGCAGGGCTGCATGAGGCTGGATATATTGAAGAGATGCCAGAACGTCTGCGAGTGCTACGCTTGGGGCGAATCTGATTTTGTTTCTGAATAATGAATTAGCATCTGCTCTGTTTGTCCAGTGCTGCCAGAATGCCCAAACGGCTGTATGGGTTCGGCAGCTTCCAATAGCGATCTTTGTATTTTGCCCGTCTAAGTAATAGTGATCGCCTTGTCGGACTCTTATTCCGCTCCAGCTTAGCAGCGAAAGAGCTGCTCTGAGTTCGGCATAGTAGGAGAAGTGGACGGAGTTATGCTTGGAGTTACTAAGGTAGGCTGCAGTTGCAGACGCTGCGTAGCGCCAACCTTCAATCATATGAAATATTTGTTCCGCTGCAAGTCTCATTGCAGGGTCCGTATTGTTTTGTGGTAAAAGTAAATCCGTAAATTGATTTATCGGGCCGAGTCTTTCGAATCCATTAAGGACACCTGTTCCATCTGCCAGTTGGCAGATGGCCTCGTAGTCAGGTTGTTGATTCGTCCGGCTATTCGGTTTTTTGCGCCTTCCATTGCGTGCGGCCATTTACTTAATTCCCAGGAGCGAAATGGCTGCTTTTGCAGACTCAACAACTAGCGGGTCCTTCGACTTAATAAGGTGTTTGTAGCACTCTTGCTGAAGTAGAGTATAACCACTACTACCTCTGTAAGCAGATTGGACTTTTGACTCTTCCCGTGAAAGAGAAGGCGCGCTACTGGTTCTCCAATCCATTCCGGTATCAGTTAATGCTTTTGCTATTTCGTAAAGATAGCTGTTTATGGGCTTTAGTCTGGACAGTTCATCAAGCGCTAATGATACATCCTCATCGTTTGGAGTATCTGAGATGGCGTCAATTTCCCATTCCTCTAGGCCAATTTCTGAATAGGCAATTTGGCTCATGGCATTGAATACTAGAAGAATAGCTCGACAGCCCTGATCTGTTGCTAGCAGAGTGTTCGGACCAGAGAATGCAGTATTCTTGAGGAATTCATTTTTTTCTTGCAGAAGATCTAAGTTCTCTGGTTTTTCACAACTCTGCAAATCTAAAACCCAAGGAGATTTTGAGTTTTTTACGGCTTCATGGACCATTGTCCAGCAGGTTATTAGAAATGCTGCCTGCTGAGATCTTTTCCATGGTAAGACTTTTTCTTTCCCCTGCTTATCTATGGATCCAAATAGGCCGCCAAGTTTGTGTTCGTTACCCCAGCGTCTGACAAAACTTACCATTAGAGATCTAATGAATGCGGCGTTTGAAACATGCCCGTCTATTCTGTTTCCGTGGAGCTCAATTCTACTTTTCCATGGGCTCTTAGGGTGACGCCAAAGTACTTCTGTAAGTTCTTGAGCACGATGCTCCTGGTATACTTTAATACCTTCTCCGCTCTCAAGCCAAGACTGACTCCTTAACTCTGGGTAAAGGTCGAAAGCCAAGCTTGTATTGATTTTTTTAGGCTCTACGTTTATTACCCAAAATAGATATGCTTGCCAAGACTCTGTGAGGCCGTCGAAAAATACAACAGGGACTTCATAGTTTTCATCCAGCTCTTCGCCGGTAAGCTCGTCAACTGCAAAAAGTCGATGCTGTCCATCAATAATCTCGATAGGCTCAAGAGCACTTTTTTTGCTTCCTGCTGCCGTGGAGTCTAGCGAAGAGGGGATCTCTAAGAAGCTAAAGCCATTGCTTTCGGATATTGTTACTGCTTCGTCCGATTCTAATGTTACTTCTTTTCCGCTCCTGCGTCGTGTTTCTCCAGGCTTGATTATATTCACAAGGATCGACATTGGGAGCCAGCCAGGATGTATTAGTTTGCTATGCTCGTTTGGCTCTAGTCCGGTCTGATTGGAAAGTGGATAGCCAAATTGAATATAACGAGCAATGCTTCTCGACCGGCTTGCTTGGTGAGCGCGCTGATAACCCGCCCCCTTTTCAACCTTTTTCCTTTCTTCAATTTGTCTTCGGCTAACCCCAGCTAAGTTTCTCAATAGCTTAAGAGGCATAGACGCAATGTAGAAATTTTGAGGAGGCTTCGGTAATCCTTCGTCAGGAGACCAAATGCTTTGCTCCCAAGAATTAAGCCATTGTTTTACTTTCAGGAGTGGGATTTTTTGTCCATTCATTGAGTACGCGTCCTGCTATCTGTTTTTGACTAATTTATTTAAACCAACGCTGTGCTGCCTTTATCGTCAACCTTATCCCGCGCTGGTTGCTTGCAATTTTTTATCAGCCACGTCATATGCGGGGCTGGTTTGCCCAATTTCAGGGGCAATATTTCCAGTCGTAAGCCAATAGGCATATTGAGGGAATAAAGTTACAATAGCCTCAATTTCAATTTCTTTTATTTCTCGATCTGCCTTGTTGCGGACGTTCTGCCACGTATACCGACTAATACCCGTCGCTTCTTCAAGCTCGGGATTTTTAATTCCTGATATCTTCAGGATTGTTATAAGCCGTTCTTTTATCATTCCTAAATATTCTTAAAAGGTCTTAGCCATTTTGGCTAAAGCGCTGAATGCTTTAGCCATGCAATTCCGATAGAAAAGAATAGTGCATGGAAGTGGAAGGACTCAAGCCCGAGCAATTCGTGAACTGCCCGCCTCTGATGCCGTGGCGGGAATTTGCAATCTGGATCCATATGGGGGAAGACCAGGACGCGTTCGCGGCTGGATCGACAAAGGCTATCTGCCGACGATTCGCCTGGGCCGTCACCGCATGGTCAACGTCGCCCTGGTGGTGAAGCAACTGCTGGAGCAGGAGGACTACTGATGAAGAGTGGGCCTCTCTGGATCGGTAAGGAGGCGGCAGCATGCTGAATTACTTGCTTGTGACCGCTGCTCTCGCAATGGCACTTGGCCTAGCTTTTGAAGTCCTGCGTCCGGTCGAAGAGAGCCTTAGCTTTCACCTGGTCACCAGTACCGTCCGCGCATTGGTGCTCTGGGTCATGCCTGCGACGGCAATCGCCACTCTGTTCTATGGCGCTTATTGGCTCGCAATACAGAGGAGGGGGCTATGAGTCATGCAGACCCTCTCGCAATACCTGTATCGCCCACACGCACCGGACTGCGACTGCTCTGTGTGCTTTGTCACAAGGCTGGGGCCCGTATTGCTCAACCAGTCTATGTGCGCCGACTGCCAGCCCCCTGGGCGCCCTTATCTGCTCGATGGCCGCTGGCACTGCCGTCGCCGTTCTTACTGCGTGAAGCACGACCCAAGCCGTCGACCGCCGAAGTACTGGCACGTTGTCTACGACAGCGGCAAGCCGACTCCATTTGTTCCCATCCGCGAACCCTTCGAGTTGGAGGGCTGAACCATGGTCGATAAGCCCCTGCCGCACCTGATCTTCTGGCTGCTGCTGGTGGCCTGCGCGCTAGTGGTGGGCCGCTACCAGCTCGCCATACCGTCCGCGACTGGGCCCGCCCGGTCAAGGGCCGCCGCACCGGCTTGTCCGAACACGCCTTACCGCTCGGACAAACGGAGCGCCGGGCGAAGCGAACCCTTGACCGCGCACCACCCTGAACAGCCTGACGGCGGGTGGCTCCGGTGGCTCTGCACCCGGGCCACCTGCCTCCCGGCGAGGGCGGGGATGACAAGGGGCAGCGCCCCTTTGTGTTGACCTGACCTGCAGCCGGCGCCACCGCAATCAATGAGCACCAACACTCCCGCTGAATGAACGGCAAAACGCGCCGCATTGCAGCAGTGGGCCAACTCACGCCCGAAAAAGGCGAACCAGGAGAAACACCATGCAATTCGAACTCATTGCCCTGTGCCTCAACGTCAAGAAAGTCACCGTCGAAGGCCGCACCTACTGCTCCGCGATCATTGCTCGCGAACCCATGACCGAGCAGGAGCGTCTGCAGAACCGCGGCTACCTGGTGCAGAAGGTCAGCGCGGAAACCGCCGTCTTCGACCAGATCACCGACCTCGATAAGCCTGGTCAGCGCAAGTTCTTGGCCACCCTCGTCAACGCGGCTGGCGGGAAAAGCCAACCGCACTTGCTCGGTGTGGTGCCCATGCCCTCGAACAGCAAGGCTGCCGCGTGAATGTCAGGCGTAGTTGCTGTTCAGGTCTGCACCAGCTGGGCGTCCACGGCGGACGGCCTGATGCGCTGCCAGCAGATCGAATGGCAACAGGCCTGTCTGATTCCGCCCGAGGCCGCTGGAGCTGTGGAGCTTCTGGTCAACGGCGGGTTCTCCCTGGAGGCCTTCAGCATCGGTGCTGCGGGTGTTCTCGGGGCATTCGTGACGGGGCTTTTAACTGGCTGGGTCGCGTCACTTCTTCGTAAAGCCAAGTAGAGAGGAAACACCCATGAAAGGCATGAAAAACCAGATCGCCAAGTTCAACCCGGTCCGCTCCTTCCGCAACCTGTGCATCGCCGGCACCGTCACCGCTGCCTCCTCGATGCCGGTGTGGGCCGCCAGCGTCATCGACACCAGCTCGGTGGAGCAGGCCATCACCGACGGCAAGAGCGACATGTCCAACATCGGCGGCTACATCGTCGGTGCCCTGGTCATCCTGGCTGTGGCTGGCCTGATCTACAGCATGCTGCGTAAAGCGTAAGTGCTCTGGTCCGTGTGGTTGGGGGCCTTCTTCGCCGGGGCCTTCATCACCGGGTACCGATGCGGCGAATTCTTCTAACCCCACTCATGTGGCCGAACCTGGACCCCGCTTCGGCGGGGTTCTTTTTGTCTGGATTAGCTATGCGCTGGCTTCTGTTCACACTTCTTGCGCTGATGTGCTGCGCCTCGGCGATGGCGGAGGACTACTACTGGGACAACGGCCTCGATGGCATTAAGTACCCCAGCCCAAAGGCGGCCTGTCAGGCGGTAGTCGATAGAAACGAGGCGAGCGCTGCCAACTCCTACCCCTTCCACGCCACCCGGCTGACGGCAACGCTGATTGACCCCGGCCAGAACGCTGCCCGCTGCGATATCCACTACGCCTACCAGCAGAACGAAGCGATTTGGAAGGTGCAATTTCCGGACTATCCCAAGAGCTGGACCTATGCGTCGCGCGTTGTCTTCCGTAAGGGCAACGGCTGCACCGAGGGCGTCTACAACACCGAGCTAGGACAGTGCGAGGCACCGCCCAAAGACTGCGAGTCAACCAAGGGCGAACCCTTCCCGGCGAAGGGCGCTGATGCGCCGGTCGTCAACTCTGGTGGCCGAAACTACGTTGCCGATGCCGGCCCGCCCACTGCCTGCTACCAGCAGTGCCAGTACAAGAGCGAGTCCGGCCGCTCCACCAGCTGCTATCTGGTCAAAGGCTCCACCACCCAAGGCTTCTGCAATTACATCCTCAACGGCACCGGCGATCCACTGAACCCCAGCACCGAGCCGCCGGACCCTGCCGTCCCTCCCTCAGACCCCAACGATCCCGGCTGCCCCGAAGGCTGGGTATGGTCCGGTACGACCTGCGTGAAAGCTGACCCCTCCAATCCTGGCGATGGAAGTGGTGAAGGCAACGGAGAAGGTGGTGGCAACACGGGCGGCGGAACCGGCGGCGGCGATGGCTCCGGCAATGGAGATGGAAGCGGCTCCGGCAACGGTGACGGCTCCGGCAGTGGCAATGGAGATGGCAGCGGCTCTGGCAACGGCGATGGCTCCGGCAGCGGTAATGGAGACGGCGACGGGGACGGCGAAGGCCAATGCGACCCCGCCAAAGACCCCAACGGCTGCCAGGGCGAAGGCCCCGGTAACGAGCTGAAAGAGCCCGATGCCGGCAGCTGGGACGAAGCCAACAAAGAGTGGGAGCAGAAGGTTCAGGAGGCCAAGAAAGAACTGAAGGATGCGGTGAAAGCCAACATCGATCAGCTCAAGGGCGCCTTCGATCTCTAGCTCTCCACTGGCGGCGGGCAACTCCCCTGCGAGGCCTTCACGGTCTGGGGCAAGTCCTACCGCCTCTGTGTCGCCGACTACTCCACCCAACTCTCTTACATGCGTCTGGCGCTGCTGCTCATGGCCGCGCTGATCGCTGCCTTCGTCATCTTGAAGGACTGACTTATGGAATGGCTCTCCGGCTTTCTCGACCAGATCATCGGCTTCTTCCAGTGGATTTGGGACTTCTTCGCCCAGGGCATATACGACTTCGTCAAAGACGGCCTGGTCGTGGCAACCAAGGCGATCATCTACAGCACCCTACAGACCTTCATCCTGCTGCTCGATGTCAGCTTCACCGTCGCCCGCGAGCTGATCGACGGCCTCGGCATCCCGGCCATGGTGCGTGGCATGTACGCAGCCCTCCCGGCACCCATCGCAGCGGGGCTGGCCTTCTTCGGCGTGCCCCAGGCGCTCAACATCATCATGACCGCTGCCGCCACCCGCTTCTGCATGCGCTTCGTGCCGATCATTGGGAGGTGAGTCATGTCCATCAAAATTCACCACGGCCCCAACGGCTCCTACAAAACTTCCGGCGCGATTCAGGATGACGCCGTCCCCGCGCTCAAGGATGGCCGCGTCATCATCACCAACGTCCGGGGCTTCACCCTGGAACGTGCTTACATCGTCTTCCCCGATCTGCCCAACACCGCGCAGATCATCAACCTTGATCTCGAATCCCTGGCCGACCTCGAAAAGATGCGCACGTGGTTTCAGTGGGCACCGCGGGGCGCCTTCCTGATCTTCGACGAAACCCAGCTGCTGTTCCCCAAGTCCTGGCGCGAACGCGATCTGGAGAAGTTCGACTTCCCCGGCGGCCCCGAGGCAGCACACGAAGCGGATAGGCCCATGGGCTGGCTGGATGCCTGGACGCGGCACCGTCACTTCAACTGGGACATCGTCCTCACCACGCCGAACATCAGCTACATCCGCGACGACATCCGCATGACCTGCGAGATGGCCTACAAGCACTCCAACCTCGCGGTCATCGGCATTCCTGGCCGGTACAAGGAGGCCCAGCATGACGCCCAGCTCAACCGACCACCTGCCGACGGCACCATCGTCGAATACAAGCGAATCAAAAAGCAGACCTTCCGCCTCTATCAATCCACCGCCACCGGCAAGACCCAGGACACCAAGGCCGGCAAAAGTCTGTTCCGGTCGCCTAAGTTGGTTCTTCTACTGGCACTGCTGGCCGGCACTATTGGCTTTGTCAGCTATATGGGACCTCTCAAGGTCATCGGCGGCAAGCCTCCTGAAGCCGCTCCCGCACCTCACTTGGCGGCTCCTGCGGCTAGCCCTGATCCCGCTGCGCAAATCCCTGCTGTGGCTAATTCAGCGCGTTCTGCTGCGAGTAGCTTTGTTCCTGCTGGTCTTCTACCTGCTGGGCCAGCTGGTGCGTCTGTTGACCTGAGCGCGCATCCCTTCGCTGATCGCCGCATCAGCATCCTCGCCCACGCCTACCGGCGCTCGAAGGGCGACATCTACATGTTCGCTCTGGACGACCCAGAAGGCCGGCATGAATCCCTCTACACCCATCGCAGCCGCCACCAGTTCGCCGCCGAGCACTGCCCCTTCGCTGACGGTAGTTCCCGACTCTGAATACGCCTCACGCCCCTGGAGGAACGCCAAATGACCCTGCACGGCCTGATCAACGCCCTTGGGCTGCTCGCACTCGCCTATGCGCTCGGATTCCTCACCGCCCTGCAGGTGATGCAGCCGGTCGGGGCGTTTCCGTTTTGACTCGGCGAGCCGCGCCGCCGGCCGGGAGCGCCAGGCACGAGCGGTAGGCCGAAGGCGCGGCAGACGACCCTGTAGCACGTCTTTAAACAGTTTCTGTATCGACACACACCAACACAGGAAGGCATGAACGATGAAGGCACCCAAGGACCTGATCCGCATCCACTTCGACGACACGGGCAACTTTGAAGAATCCGCCTCCGGACGGTTCTTCCTGGACCCGGGCAACGGATCCTCGGTCGACCTTTCCGCAGTGCGGATCCTCGGCTGTCACGTCGACACGGTTCGCCAGCTGTACACCGGAGTTCTTCGTCCCGAAGTCCTGGCCCTGTTCGAGGCCACGGAACTGGTCGACTTCGCTGGACGACAATGGCATCCCGGACGGGTAGGGCGGGACTCCGGCTACCAGTTCAAGCTGCAGAACGCAGACCTTGGCCTGGTCCTGCTGATCAAGAACTACAACGTCAAGGCCGAGTCACCCGGCCCACACCTGAAGATCGAAGTCAGCCCTCACCTGATCGAGCAGCATTCCCCGGCCAACCTGCAGGTGATGCTCGGAGATCTGGCCAGCAAGATCCTCCTCGCAGTCGAGCCCAGGCAATGCGCTGTCCACCTCGCTGTGGATTTCCAGGGCTGGACGCCACCCTCCAGCCTGGTCAGCCGCATGCGCTGCAAATCCCGCAATGTGCGCCAGTTCGATGGCATCGGCGACGTGGTCTTTGACGAGCTGGCAGCTACCTACAGCCGTGGCCAGTCCTACCTGTTCGGATCGGCCTCCGCCATGCAGTGCGCCCTGTACAACAAGACCCGCCAAGCCAAGGCCGTAGATAAGCTGGATTACTGGGAAAACCGCTGGCAGGACCAGGACAACCCCTTCGACGCGGACCCGGCCAACTACGACCCCGACCAGGAGGTCTACCGCCTGGAGTTTCGCTTCCATCACTCGGTGGTCGAGCAGTTCGCACAAGGATCCTGCGATGCATCCGGCGCAGTGCTGGGGTCCACCACCTTCGCTGAACTATCCGCTCACCTGCAGGGATTGTTCGAGTACGGCCTGGACAACTTCCGGCTTCTACACCGACCAGGCTACGTGGATCCGCTCTGGACGCTACTGCACAGCGACGCGAGATTCCTCGCTCCGGTCGACCGCTTCTTCTACCGCCGTTACTACAAGACGGCCCGGGGCTTCTCGGGAAAGAACATAGAGCTGATGCTGGGCAACGCCATCACGCTCTTCGCGCGTAACCGCATGGACTTCCTGTCCTGCTGGGCCGCACTCAAGTCGTTGCCGGTGTTCCCGCTGATCGAGGAGTATTACCGGGAGAAGGGCAGGTCTACGACCTGGTTGAAGAAGCATTTGGCCAAAAAGCTGGAGGAGCGCTACATCCGCTATGGGATGGCCGCTTGATCGGGGTGTGATTGCTATTCGGTCTAAATTTGGACTAACCTGCAGGCGCAATCCCGAGCGCTCCCGACGTCCACTGCGCTCCCTGTAAGGAGGTTCAACCATGCGCGTTGAAACGATCAGCTACCTCAAGCGGCATGCCGCAGACCTCGACCTTGACGAGCCCATGGTCGTCACGCAGAACGGCGTGCCCACCCTGGTAGTCGAGTCCTACGCCGAGCGTAGGCGCCGTGACCAGGCTATCGCCCTGGTGAAGCTGCTCGCCATGGGATCGCGTGAGTACGCTGAAGGCAAGCATTGCTCTGCTGACGAACTCAAGGCCCGACTGGCCAAGCGACGCACGCAGCAGTAAGCGCAATGACAGTACGCGAGATCCGCTTCACTGAAACGGCAGTCTTCAGCATCCAGGACCAGGAAGAACACCTGGCCGATTACCACCCTCCCGAACTTGCTGCAGCAAAGATCGACGGCTTGATCGATGAGATCCTGACCAGGCTGCAGGATGCCCCCGTGGGTTACCCGGTCAGCCGCCAGGCCAGCGACCTGGGAGTGACCCGCTATCGCGAACTCAACCACGACGGCTACCGCGTGCTCTACGAGGCCTACGAGCACGAAAACGTGATCGCCGTAGAACTGGTCCTGCGCCAGAAGCAGGACGTCGAAGCAGCCCTTATCCGGTACTGCCTGGTGGGCATCTGACCCCTGAAGCAGTGTCGAAAAAGTGTCGAAAACGCAGTGCGAAACAGTGGCTCAGAGTGCACCGCGTGCTTCGTAACTAATTGATAGTGAAGGGGATGTGCTGACGTGTGCGGATTTTTGA